CCCCCGTTCCTCTGGCTCTGCAGCGCGGAAGCCGGGCACACCGGCCCCTGCCCGGCGCGCAAAGTGTCCGGCGCCGCCTGGCTCGCCGGCGGATAACCGGCCCGGGTCGGTAGCTCAACGGAAGAGCCGGCGGGCTGAACCTCCCGCGCCGATGCAGTGTTCGAATCCTGCCCGACCCACGGCGACCGATGTCGCTCCCATGAGTACGACCGCCGGACTATTCACCCGGCAAGAGGCGCCAAGATGGCGGCAGGTTCCCCCCTGCTGTGGCAATGCTGACCCGTTCGAGTCGGGCCGCCTCTACCAATCACCCGGACGGAGGGCCCCCGATGCCGAAGCAAAACCCCGCGATCGTCAAGCACGGAGACAAGCCCGGGCTGACCGGATACCGGAAGGGCTGCCGCTGCGCCGTCTGTCACCAGGCGAAGAGCGACGACAACGCCGCGTACCGGGCGGCGAAGCGGCTGCGCGACGCCGGCGGGTCCGACGTCGCCGCGCAGATCGCCGCCTCGGCCCCCGAAATCCAGGCCTCTTCGATGGCGATTAGCTGGCTCGCGCCGGCCGGCCCGATCGAAACGACGCTGGTCGGCGAGCTGGACGCGCTGATCGGCGAGCCCCCGTTCAAGAAAACCCTGCTGGTCCTGGCGAAATACAACGCCCGAGTGTTGGATCAGATCCCGCAGCTCGAGCGCCCGGACCTGATCAGCGGAATGCAGTCCCGACTGTTCAACGTTTTCGACCGGCTGCGGCGGGTCGAACAGGCCCCCGGCGCTAGCGCCTGGGATATGTCCGCGCTGCTAAAGGCTGATGACTGACCCGAGGGACCCGGGCCCGCGCTTCGCGACCCAACGGAACTACACCCGGAAGACCCTCGGCGGGTCCGTCTGCAAAGTAATGGAAGCCTCGGGCCGGGCCCCGATGCCCTGGCAACGCGACGCGCTCGCGGTCGCTTGTGAGATCGACCCGGAAACGGGCGGCTTTTGGTACGACGTCGTGATCTTCGTCGTCCTCCGACGGGCCGGGAAGACCACGATCAGCCGCGCGAAGCTCACCCATAGGGCGCTGACAACGGTCGACGGGCGCATGATCTACACCGCACAGAACCGGCTCAAAGCGCTAAAGCGTCTGCGCGATGACTTCTATCTGCCGCTGCACCGCTCGCCCCTGCGCGAGACGCTGGAAAAACCACGCTGGCGCGGCGGCGAGGAAGCGGTCCGGTGGAAGACCGGCGCCGAACTGGCGATCGATACCGTCTCGGAAAACGCCGGCCACGGCGATATGAACCACGAAGCGCACATCGACGAAGCCTATGCACACCCGGATAACACGCTCGAGGGCGGCCTGCAGCCTACGCTGCTAACCGTCATCGGCTCGCAGCTCTGGATCCTCTCGGCCGCAGGGAACGCCAACTCGGGATACCTGCGCGACAAGGTCGAAGTCGGCCGTGCCATCGTCGAATCAAAGCGCGATACCCGGACCTGCTATATCGAATATTCGGCGCCCGAGGATGCGGATCCCGACGATCCCGAAACCCTGCTCAACACGCACCCGGGCATCGGGCACACGATCAGCGGCGAACGCGTGATGGGGCTCCGCGAAAATTCGCGGGATCTCGCCGAGTGGGAACGCGCCTGGCTGGGCTGGTGGCCGAAGCCGAAGACCCCGCCGCGCGTGATCCCGACCTCGGCCTGGGAATCGAACTACTCAACCGGCGACGATGAAACCTGGACGGGCTCCCCGTTCTGGACGATCGACACCTCGCCGGACCGCGACACGACATCTATCGCGATGGCCGCCGCGTCGACCGTCCCGGGCAAGACCTGCTACCTCGAGCTGTACGACCAGCTGCTCGGCACGGCCGGCGTCGTCCCGGCGCTGGTCAAGCTGCGCGGATCCTACGGCGGGAACGTCGTCGCGCTCGACGGCAACGGCGCGGCGAAGTCCCTGCGGAAAGACCTCGAGGCCGAAGGCTTCGACGTCGTCGCCGTGACCGGCCCGCAGCGGGTCGATGCCTGCGGCGGCTTCTACGACGACGCCCTGGTCGGCGCGCTGCGCTTCGAAAACGACCCCCTGCTCAACAAGGCAATGGGGAACGCGATCAAGCAAAGCGTCGGCGGCCGGGCCTGGATCTTCGCCCGTAACCGCACACTCGCCGACATCTCGGGACTGTATGCCGTCGTCTTCGCCCGCTGGCTCTTCAAAGAGAAGGCCGCGGAGAACTACAACGCTCTGGACTCGGTCCTCTAAAGGAGATGAAAATATGCCCGCCTGGCTGACTACGCTATTCGATCTGCTCGGCGCCGCCCTGATCGTGACCGGGATCGCGCTGGTCTTCGTGCCGGCCGCGCTCGCGGTCGCCGGCGCCGCGTGCCTGCTGATCAGTTGGAAGGCGTCCCGTTCATGAGTGTTTTTTTCCGCAACGAACAACGGGCGGCCGGGTCCTCGCTGGACGGCGTCCTCGGCGGCGGCTTCGCCTCTGACGGCGGGATGTCCTCGGGCAGCATGAAGTCCTCGCTGCGCGTCGTCCCGGTCTACGCCGCGACCTCGCTAATCGCCGACTCGCTGGCCGTGACACCGCTCGCGGCCTACCAGCGGACCGCGACCGGCGGGCGGCAGGCGCCGCCGGAGCAGCCGGGCCTGGTCACGAACCCGAACCCGAACCCGCTCGGGACCCGCGTCGACTGGCTGCACCAGGCGGTCACGTCGCTCAAACTGCGCGGGAACGCCTACGGCGACATCGTCGACTTCGACCGTTACGGCCCGTCGAAGATCCTCTGGCTCAACCCCGACGCGATCCTGGTCGACGAATCCGGGCCGCTGCCGGACTACTACCACAACGGGAAAAAGCTCGACCGCTCCGGCGTCGTGCACATCGCCGAATACACCCTGCCCGGGTCCGTCGTCGGGCTCTCCCCGATCGACCTCTTCCGGGCGCAGATCGGGATGGCGAAAGACGCGCAGAGCTTCGGATCGAACGTCTTCCGGAAATCCGGGATCCCGTCCGGCCACCTGAAAAACGTCAAGCAGCAGCTGTCCGCGCTCGAGGCCGGCGTCGTCAAGTCCCGGTTTAAATCCTCGGTCGCGAACGGCGACGTCTTCGTGTCCGGCAACGATTGGGAGTACGACAAGCTCGGGCTCTCGATGGCCGATGTCCAGTTCCTCGAATCGATCAAGGCCACCGCGAATCAGATCGCCGCGATCTACAAGGTCCCGCCCGAAGAGATCGGCGGCGACTCCGGTAACAGCCTGACGTATTCGACCGAGGAACTGAATCAACAGAAGTTCATCCGCCGGGCGCTGCAGCCGACGGCCGTCCGGCTCGAGGCGCACCTCGACCGGCTGCTGCGCGACGGCGTCTACGTGAAATTCAACCTCAACGCCTCGGCCCGCGGCGATCTGAAATCCCGCATGGACGCCTACGCCGTCGGGCTCGATAAGGGCATCTACACGCTCGAGCAGGTCCGCGACTTCGAAGACTTCGAAATGCTCACGCAGCCCGAGATCGACCAGTGGCAAACCTGGTTCGGCAACGTCAAGACACAACAGAATGGAGCGGCCCCGAATGCGCGATCTTGAGCTTCGGCATATTTCCCAGCCGGTCGAATACCGCGCAGCCGACGGGGCCCTCGGGACCCTGTCCGGATACGCCTCGGTATTCAACCGCCTATCCCAAAACCTCGGCGGCTTCGTCGAACGCGTCGACCCGGCCGCGTTCACGAAGTCACTCGCCGACCAGGTCCCCGTCCTGGCACGGTACAACCACGACGATAACCACCTGCTCGGCACCTCCGAGGGCGGGACCCTGACCCTCGAGATCGACGGGACCGGGCTCCGCTACGACGTCGCGCTGCCGGACACGTCCAGCGGCCGCGACGTCGCGGCGCTCGCGAAGCGCGGCGACCTGCGCTATTCGTCCTTCGCGTTCCGCACGGTCGCGGACGAATGGGACCTCACCCCGGAAGGCTTCCCCCTCCGGACCCTGCTCGCCGTCCAGCTGGTCGACGTCGCCCCCGTGAACAACCCCGCATACCGGGACACGTCCACCGGGCTCCGGTCCCTGGCCGAGCGCCTGCAGGTCGACGTCGCGCAGGTCCGCGAATTCGCGCCCGAGGAAATCCGCGAACGGATCCTCGCGCCCAAAGACTCCCGCACCGAAGAGGCGCGGGCAGAGGAAGAGGACGGGCAGCGCGAAACGCACCCGGACCTGTCCCTCTACCGGCGGCGGCTGGATCTCCACCTCGCCTAGTCATGCCCCCGCGGGCAGGACGAAATCCACCCGCAAAACCTCATAACCCAAAACCTCCGGATCCCGCGGCGCTCGCCGGCGGGATCCTGTCATTCCCGGAAGGGGAAACAGTATGTCTGCTGTACTCGCAAAGAAGCTGCTGGAAAAGCGCGCCGCGATTCACGAACAGGGCAAAGTCATCCTCGACCGCGCCGAGGCCGAGGGCCGCGCCCTCACCGCCGAGGAAGAAACCAGCTTCGGCAAGATCACCGCCGATATGGATTCGCTCCGCGCGCAGTCCGACCAGCTCGTCGCGTTCGAGCAGGAGCAGCGCGACATCGAAGCATCGCTGAACAAGGTCCCGGGCCGCGGCGAAGACCGTAACCAGGACTCCGCCGAGGTCCTGCTGCGGAAGGTCCTCACCGGCCGCAACGGCGCCTGGGACTACAGCCCCACGCACGAAGAGCGGCAGGAAGTCCGCTCGCTGGTCAAGGGCACCCCCTCGGCCGGCGGCGTCACCGTCCCGACCACGTTCTACGGGCAGCTGATGGAACACGCGATCGACACCTCGGCGATCCTGTCCGCCGGCGCCACGATCCTCTACACCACCAGCGGCGAAGAGATCAGCGTCCCCGTGCACTC